GGTTGGCGGTACACTTCATTTTGTGATAAATAATCAAATTGGATGGTTAATTGGCCGGGGGCCAACACTGTTTCGAAAACAGTTGGTGTTATTGAACATAGCATGGGGATCGAGACCTCAGCCATCCGCCAGAATAACTCACCTTCGTATAGTGGATAATACAGAGGTTTCCTAAACCTTTAACGCGGGTTCGATTCCTGCAGGTGGGACCAAAACCACAGCCATGGAAGCATTACTAGACAAAACCGTAAATGTGCCAGCCTCTGAGATTTTCGAACTCGAAGGCTTGCTCGCCTCCAACGGGTTCCAATATTGCACAGTGTGGCTAGATGACAATCACTGTGTTCACATCCGTTTTCCTAACGAAGAAGAATATACAGTTTTCATCCTAAAGGGAATTCTTGATTTACTTACAGAAAAATCCGGTTACTACATTGTAGAGCCGGATTTCGACTTTATGTGTCGACTAGAAAAGAAATTAAAGACATACTCTAAATGCGATGAATATATCATTCGACAAGTAATGAAAGACAAGTAGATGCTTACAATTTATGTAGACTTCCCGGCCGACAGTGCCGCATATAATTTTCAACCCGGTGATGAAACAGGCGAACAAGCATTAGCACGTGAATTTGAACATCCGGTTAAATTCATTTGTAATTGTGCGGCTGGTTTGAGCGACGGAGATGTCTATGAAATCACATTCGAGACTGAGCATGAAGTAACTGCATTTATCCTTAAAACTGGATGCACGCTTTTAGAAAAAACTCGAATCGACGATTACAGGCATAGGAGATATTACCTCGACAACCATTACGAAAAGTATATGGTTAAATCGTGAAAAAGGGCCCAATGGGCCCTTTTGTTTTGGTTGATTTGGTTTAAGCCAAATTCAAATCAGCTTGACCGAGAGCGGTAGCAGGTTGTGTAGACCAGCTATAGCTAGAAATGTCGGTTGTGATTGGTGCACCAGTTTCTTGTGGAACTGTATTTGCAACGTTGTAAACATCGACACGGAACTGAGCAATCTTTGCGCATGGCAGTGCAGAACCACCGAAAGGTGTTGCAGTGATATAGCATTGACCTGGCATCAATGCGCCGACTGAATCGGCGTTAACCATGAAAACAATTTCCGACAATGTGCCGTCGCTTACAATGTAAGCAGCCGAGCCTGTTTGCTTAACAATATAAGCATTGGTTGCAGTTGTGCCGTCGGCGAACATTACGCCGTCAACAACGATTTGGTTACCAGCACTTGCTGACGGACCGAACCACTTTTTCTGAATAGGTCTTCCCATAGGGCCTCTCCTTTACTCTAAAATATGTGGAACAATTTCCGCATATGAGCTATTTATCTTCCTTCGCTTGACCCCGTGCGCTTTTGCTAGTAACATTTGGGCGAGCAACAACTTCTTCTAAGAAAGAACACACAAAATATGAAGTTAGACGTAGATGTCAATGAAGTAGTTTTGTCCAACGTGGGCACAACTGGCGAGTTTAGAATTAAGAATTCGGCCAAAGCATTTAAGATTCTGTCCGACGGTCTTTATTCCAACAAGATCCGAGCTATTATTCGTGAGCTGTCGTGTAATGCAGTAGATAGCCACACCGCAGCAGGTAAAAGTGATGTGCCGTTCGAGGTGCACCTTCCTACAATCCTTGAACCCTGGTTTGCCGTGCGTGACTTCGGTACTGGATTGGACGGTGATCAGGTAGTGAATATCTATACTACCTATTTCGAGTCTACAAAAACCGCATCCAATGATTTCATCGGTGCGTTAGGTCTCGGTTCCAAGAGCCCATTCAGTTACACAGAAAACTTCACTGTTACTGCTGTAAAGAATGGTACGAAGCGTATCTATTCTGCGTTCATTAACGAACAGGGCATTCCATGTGTTGCAGAAATGTCGGAAGAACTAACCGATGATCCAAACGGTGTGGAAGTTAAGTTCAGTGTCACCGACAGATATGACTATCAGAGTTTCCGACACGAAGCACAAGCAGTGTTTCAGTGGTTCAAGTTGAAGCCGATTGTTACTGGATTAGACGGTTTCACCCACACCACATTGACTTACAAGGAACGTAATATCGTTCCGGGTGTCCACGTTACAAACAGCTACGGAGAGTCGACTGCCATCATGGGCAATATCGCCTATCCGATTAGAGTGTCGGAACCACAGAAATATTTTGGTAACCTGGCAAGTCTGCTTGAATGCAATCTGCATATTGAATTCGGTATCGGCGAACTGGACTTTGCCGCTTCACGTGAACAATTGTCCTACGTTCCGTTGACATTAAACAGCATCAAGAAGAAACTTGAAGAATTAAATTCCCAGTTGGCAATTCACATTGCTACCAAGGCTAACGCAATTACTTGCGAATGGCAGCGTGCGGAATTCCTGCAAACCGAATCTCAACACAAACTGTTCAAATCAGCTGTACTGAAATATGTTACGGACACAAAATTTGAATTGTTCGATCCGAATGCATACTACGGTAAGAAGTCGTTCAAGTTCTATGTTGACCAGTTGTCTAAGGACGGTTTAGAAATTCGTGGCATGCGTGTCAGCGCACGTTCGTGCAGTCGTCATTCGGTTGAACGAGAATATGATGCCGCTAAGAAGGAATATATCGACTTGGTGTCAATTCCTGTCGAAATGGATACTGTGATTGTCTTGAATGATCTGAAGACTGGTTGCTACGCTAGAGCACGCTACCACTTCATGAATTTTGAGTTGCCAAGTAAGAAACATTCTGTTAACGTTTTTTGTTTGAGCCATTCTGATACGGATATGACTGTCCGTCAGACGCATTATGATGCTTTCCTAAAGAAGTTGCATAATCCGCCGCATGTCTTTAAAGCTTCAGAGTTAGAGAAGGAAGTAAGAGTTAAGGATAAGGCTGCCGTCGGCACTCAGGGCCTGATGATGCTCGAACTTCGCAATGATCGTTATCGTAGATCGAATGAATATGTATGGCGCCCGGTTGCTTCGGAACCTGACCCGAAACAGAAGCATTATTATGTCGCATTGAACGCATGGTCTCCTGAATATTTGGATGGTAAGCCATTTGACATTGCAGAGTTGAAGAATCAACTTGACAAATCCGGAATTCCTGCGCTAAATAACATAGCAGTTATCGGTGTTCGTAAGAACCGTATCAAGGATATCTCACCACTGAAGAATTGGGTGTGGATCGAAGACAAGGTTAAGGAAGAAATTGGCAAGATTACTACGGCGCAAGTCGAAGCGATTGTGGCCGCGGAGACACTTGACAACTACAACACGAAAGTTTATACTTCGTGGGATGCTGTAAGGTTACTTGATCCTAGTTCTGAATATGCCAAGTACCTAAATAAATATGCAAAACTGCAACGAAACAGCGGCACAGACTTGACGTACCTTGTTTCATTGTGCGATAAGTTCGGCAAAACATTCGTTGTTGATAATATTAAGAAACAGATTCTCGCAGAGAGAGATGCGCTGTACAAGAAATATCCTATGCTGAAATATCTTGTACATTCGCAAGTTACCGGGCCAGACTTGGCCCATTATATCGCGTTAGTAGATAAACAGGAGAAAATTTAATGAGCAAGGCTATCCCGTATCTGATCCAAGGTAAGAACATTATCCTTGTGATCGATAACAAATCACACACCATCAGCCGCGACACTCATATTGCCTATGGCAAGATTGTGGACGCACTGAAGGCTCAAGACTGGGACGCTTTGCGCGACTTGGTTGAGCCAAAGAAGGCAATCGTCAATTTCGGTAAGGGTCACGTTGCGATCAACGACAACAAGATCACCTGGAAGGGTCAGCCATTCCACAACAGCCTGGCAACTCGTATGATCGAGATGTATCAGGAAGGTTTCCCGATCGATCCGATGGTCCGTTTCATGGAAAACATGATGAAGAATCCGTCGAAGCGTTCTGTGGACCAGCTTTACGGCTTCTTGGAAAAGAACAAGCTGCCTATCACCGAAGATGGTTATTTCCTTGCTTTCAAGCGTGTTCGCAACGACTTCAAGGATATCCACTCTGGCACTTTCGACAACAGCGTCGGCCAGGTTGTGGAAATGGAACGCAATGCTGTGGATGACAATCCTAATCAGACTTGCTCGTCCGGCTTGCACTTCTGCGGCGAAAGCTATTTGGGTCACTTCGGCAACTCCAGCCAGCCTGTCATGATCCTGAAGATCAATCCGGCTGACGTTGTGTCGATTCCGTCCGACTACAATGACTCCAAGGGTCGTTGCTGCCGTTATGAAGTTGTTGGTCAGGTTGGTGTAAACACTGAGCCGGCCGAAGCCTTCCAAGAAGTCGTGAACCGAGACTATCCGGCTAAGAAAGCTGCTGATGTAATCGGTGGTGTTGCTGCGTGGCCTTTCCCGATCGGTGTTAAGCCTGCTGCTGCATCGGATGAGGAAGACGAAGAAGACCTGTACGACCTGGTCCGTGTTTACGGTGGCTCGGTTGAATACACTGGTCTGACCAGTGCGGAAGCCGATGACCAAATCCAACGCAATGCCTCCCAAAAGAAGGCAATGCTGAAGAAGGTTAAGTCCAGCTAAGTTGCCACAAGGTAGTCGGGAAACCGACTACCAGAATGGTCAATGATGAAGGTAATTTTAGTATCTCTACTTGTTTTTTCCAGTAATTTATATGCTGCTAAGGTTCAGGAGCCCTTAATGGGTCCCGAACAACCAATTCCAATTACATCATTGGAAGTCAGTCATATGTTTGATTTGGAAAATGAGGTAGAGATAAAAACCCTAGTTGATCTGATTGACAGAGAAGCTAAGGTTGATGCGTGCATGCAAGCATACGTAGAAAAACAATCAAAATCGTATGCCAGGGTTGTGCAAGAAAATCTTTATGATTTGATACATAACTTTGACAGAATTGCATCAAAGATTCAGGGTAAGAAAGCAGGCGCGGACAGTATTCCGTTCGATGAGAAGATTTCGGCGTTAGCCAGAGTCCAATGCGAAGCCTATTATAAAATGGGTGTCCTGAAATAGTTTAGTATGTGGTGTTGATAGCACCGGTAGCGAACCTGTAGTCAGTAAATACAGCCTCTGTGTTCACAGTCGTCGACGATTGACATGTTGGTATAATGGGCGGAGCGGCACTTTTCCCTATCAAGGAAAATGTAACTGCGGGGGATTCCTCAATACAGGACGGGGAACTTAGGTGGGGTGCCTAGGTACATACAGGGTGGTAGAGGTAAAATTCTACCACCCATTTTTATGGAGTAAATATTTTGCTAAGACACGTTGCTTATATCGGATATGGATTTGTTGGTCGTGCGTGTGAAAGAGTATTCAAAGACAACTCCGATTCGATAACGATAGATCCAAAGACTTCACCCGGTTATACCTACGATCATATCCATAGGCTTAGACCGGCATTGACATTTGTCTCTGTTCCCGCACCTACAACAGGTGATGGAAGTGTGGATGCGTCTGCAATTTACGAGGTTTTTGGGAAATTAAATGACCTGCAATATACAGGGCTCGTAGTGCTCAAGAGCACTGTACCTCCTGCAATTGTTCGCGATTTAAGGGAAAAATTTCCAGAATTAGATTATGTGTATTCTCCGGAATTCCTTCGAGAAGCACATTGGGAAGAAGATGCTTTAAAACCCAGACTTATTGTGATAGGCGGTAGCAGTCGTAATTGCTTTAAATTAAAGGAATATTACCAAAAACACTCGGCAGTTTGGGGCATTGCACATTACCATTTTACTAACTTTGAACAGGCAGCATTAGTCAAATATACACTAAATTCCTACCTTGCAATGAAGGTGGTATTTATGGACCAGCTGAAGTCTACATTTCATGATGCCATTCCTGGTGCAACTCAGGAGAATTGGGAAGACTTTACAGATATTCTCGGTTCGGATAGTCGTTTTGGTGACTCACATATGCAGGTACCGGGTCCGGATGGTAAATTGGGATACGGTGGATCCTGCTTTCCAAAGGATGTAAGGGCAATGTTGGCTTTGGATAAGAATGAACATTTGACCCTTCTGAAAGAAGCTAGTATAGTTAATACAAAACTGCGATTGGAAAGTTCATGAAGATTGAGATTGAAAAGCCTGAATACATTTTCAAGATACTGCGGGATAGGCAATTCAAGAAAGAAGATAAACTCACCGATTTCTTTTTACAAGGAAGTCGCGATGAACTGGACAAAATTCAGGCTGCTAATTTTGATCTGTTACTTGATGCATGTGCCGAGCTTGGGCTGACTTACATATTTCTAGGTCACAATGAGATTTGTGGCTGTGAAAGAATTATCAAACCCGAACCCTGGCCGGCTATTTGGCTCCTTCGAGACATGCTGGGAATTGAACATAGGTGTGGAAATACCGACCAAATTCAAGTAACTGGTGCTCACAAGTATTTTGGACTTTCGAGGGAAGGTGCGTGGCACGTAATTGAACGCCGCAGATTAACAGATGAAGAGGAAAAGGGTAAGTCGTTTTTTAAAGTGGTTACAGGAAGGAAAGGATATGAAGTACCTGTTTATTGATGACCTCAGAATGCCCAAGGATGTTGTTTGGGTGTTGATCGGCGGTGTCGGTCACTGGGGTGCAGATTGGGAGATTGTTCGGTCGGTTGCCGAGGGTAAGGCATGGGTGCTGAACAACGGCTTTCCGGATGTGATTAGCTTTGACCATGATTTGGGCGAAGAACATTACGCGGGGAATTTTTCCGATGGAGGGACCGGCCTCGATTTTGCTAAGTGGTTGGTAGAATATGACATGGATACAGGCACCATGCCTGAAAATTTCAAGTTTACCGTCCATAGCATGAATCCCGAAGGCGCTAAGAACATTCAATCTTTGTTGGATAATTATTTACGGTTTAAAAGACAGCATGGATGATAAATAATTGTAACACCCTTAGGACCATAGGTGTTACGCCAACAGGCGTCGATAAGGGGCACGATTCGCTACCGTGCCCCTTATTTTTAAGCTTGGAGAAGATATGAGACTTGTTGAATTATTTGAGGCTAAGACGGAAAAGAAGATGACGCTCGATGCGCCAAAGCCACGAAATTTCGTTGCCAAGAATGCCAAGACTTCGGGTGCAGGTTCTCACGCTTCCAAAAAGTTTTCCCGCAAGGAAAAGCACAAAAAGTCCCAAGAGGACTAATTTCTGCTGCATAACGCAGCCTATTTCAAACACCACTTTATAAATATCCGCTGAGCGACTAACCAAGATTAGTTGCTCTTCTATTTTAAGCACAGCTAAAATAGCAAAAGCATTCAAAAGGATTTTATAATGGCTGGGAAAAGATCGTCAGGTGTATTTGTAAGTTGGCCGAAGCCCGACTTCACAAAGACTGTTCTGACTAACAAACATTTCAAAACAAATTTTCATGCTGCAATGCTGTATGCTCACTATGAGTTGAGCCCAGCCGACTTGGTAAAAGAAATCAACAAGTATCTTAGGACACTCGATCCTAAGCATCCTTTACTTGAACGAGTTCGCGCAGTTGATGAAAACAGAATTGCAAGTTATGGTAAGTACCTCTATGTGTTAAACCACGGTGGTGACATTCCTACTGACATTAAAGCTGTGATCCTAGAACGATTGGAGAAAACTTTAATTGAAGAAGAAGCCAAGATTCTCGAGGCAGCTAAGAATAGCCAGCGTGTCGAAACCGAAAAAAGCACTCCTGCAGTCGTTAATAAACCGGCTGTCTATGTACCTACAATCCAAGATCGCATCAGAGACCGTGCGAGGGAAGTGGCCGGCGAAGTGGAGGGGTGGTTAGACGATTGGATTATGGATAAGAAAACTCCTATCAAGACGGTAGAAGATTTTGTTGCACTATTCAAAGGTAGTGAATTAAAGGCTGTCCATATAGTCCATATTCGTTCGGCATTCCACAAGCGGGCTAAAGAGTTTGAAGAAGTAATCAAAGGCGAGGATAAGCAACTTGTCGAAGGTTATTCAAACTTCACTAAGACAGAAATGAAGAAAATGGTTGTTATGATGCGCAACCTATTCCTAGCCTGCGATATGATGCAAGAGGTTGCAAAGGTCGTCAGAGCACCAAGAAAGAAGAAACCTGTATCATTGGATAAGGTCGTCGCCAAGCTGAAGTACAAGAAAGAAGATCCGCAGTTGGGCATCGTGAGTATGAATCCAATTCATATTGTCGGTTCCAAGGAAGTTTGGGTCTATAATACTAAGACCAGGAAGCTAGGTGTTTACAAGGCTGTAGACGCAGATGGGCTGACAGTTAAGGGCACAGGTATTTTGAATTACTCGCCCGATTCTGTGGAAAAAACGTTGCGCAAGCCTGCAGACACGCTAGCTGAGTTCAAAAAAGCAAGTAAGGTTAAACTTCGCACATTCTTGAAGGAACTTTCCACTGTTGATGTACCCTGCCAAGGCAAGCTGAATGAGCATCATGTCATCCTCAGGATTGATAAATGAAAAATCGTAACGAGACATTAAATTGGATAATGACTCTCGTTCTGTATGGTCGAGATAAAACTATCGTGGTGGCATTACCGACATTCGCAGATGTCAAAGATTTCAAGCAAGAATTAAAAAATAAAATACTCGAAATTCCAGAATGGTTACTGCCTGAACTTAAAGTGGATACCATACGACAAGTAGATTTTGCTAATGGAATGAAAATTATGATGGGTCAGTCTGCAAGGAGCATGAAAGGAATAACTCCTAGCGCCTTATTTGCAGATAGCAGATTGATGAATGATGCAGAGTGGAAAGAATACATGACCTTTGTAACATTGGTGTTTACGAAGAATCCAACTGATTACTTTGACAACGTATGACTGAAGACGACACATTCAGAATCTTAGCCAATCGAATTCCGTTCTACGATATGATGAAGCTCTATCGTTCTGGCAAAGGGCCGAAATATCCAAATAACCGGCAAGATGAATGGGAAAAATTCTTTTCTCAATATGGTTGGAATTGGAAGGAATTTAAGACAGAATGGAAAGCTTGGAATGGCGGAACGGGCACCTACTCTGAATATGAGAAGAACCAATGACTGAAGATGACACATTTCGGATTCTAAGCCGCTTTCCATTAGAGCAAGTTAAAAGAGAAGCATTGAAAGAATTTGTAAATTTGGACACGCTCGAAGAAGCTGAAGAATTTTTGAAACCATATGGCTGGACGGTTGAAGAACTTGCAACTGAATTGGGCATATGGCCGCTGGATGAAAAATGATATTATTCCTAGATACTGAATTTACGGATTTAATTCCGGAAAACAAACTTATTAGCATTGCATTGGTTACAGATGATGGGCATAGAAGTTTCTATGCCGAATTAACTGATACTTATGAGCTGGAAGATTGTTCTGCCTTTGTTAAAAGCTATGTGCTTCCATTCCTGAAGGGTGACCCTTATAAAATGTCAGAATATCAATGTGCTTTGAAAATTGCACAATGGATTGAAGATTTGGGTGAACCTTGTAAACTTGGGTTGGATAATATCTCTTGGGACTATCCACATCTGAAGAGGCTTATTCAGATGACTTCGCTATGGCCAGGCAATCTTGATCGTAACGATTATTTCAAGTTTCAGGTCATGAATGACGATGCAATGGAAATTGTCATGGAACATGACCTTGATATCCATAATGCATTAGATGACGCTAAGGCAATGGCCATCGCTTACCGTAAAGGAAAAGTCTGGGAAGTTTGATAAATATGCCATGACCTGATTAAGGAGGTTCTATGGTAGCTAGTCTTAATGGCGTTGTCCTGACTGGTGGTGTGAAGATCGGTTCTTCTGGAGAATCATTTCGATACTTCCGTTTAAATATTCTATCGTGGGTTGGTGATTATGCCAGGGTCGAAGCATTGCGACCGAGAGTAGGAAGCACAAATTATCCAAGTGACTCGACGCACATGGTAAACAATGTCACACCAGCACCGTTGGTGGCATCGGCTAGTTCTTCACTTTCGGGGTTTGATCCTTGGCAGGCATTCGCAACAACGCCCGGTTCTTCTAGTCTGATAAGGTGGATTTCTGATTCTACTGATTTTTCACCCTGGTTGCAGATTGATCTAGGTGCAGGAAATGAAATTATACCTAATGCGGTACTTGTTTGCCCTGATGGCGATTCCGGCCAAATCCGCTATATAAACCAGTTTACTTTTAGTGGAAGTAACACTGGTTCATTTTCTGGCGAACAAACAGTGTTATATTCATCTGGCTTGTTGGGTCCTTTCTTCTGGCAAGCAAGCACTCCCGTAATATTCACATTCTGAAGATAAATAACGTATCACTGGAGAGATGATACGTTATGTCTGCACAAATTACCCCTAGAACTGTGTTAATGAAGCAAATCGAGCTTGGGCTCGGTGCGCAAATGGTCGATGTTGAGCTTGACGTTGAACACTTAAATCTTGCAATTACAATTGGTATCCAAAAGTTGCGTCAGCAATCCGATGGATCCATGCTTGAGAAAGATATTTTCCTACACATCACACGTGACATAACAGAGTACACTCTCCCTGAAGAAGTGCAAGAGGTTCGACGTCTCTATCGTCGTGGAGTCGGTGCATACACCAATGGTGGTATCAACTTCGACCCGTCGAGTGCTGCATTCGCTAATATCTATCTACTGCAACCAAATCAGTCAGGTGGTTTAGCAACGTGGGATTTCTACAATCAGTATTTAGAAACTGTAGAAAGAGTTTTTGCAAGTCAATATAATTTCACATGGGATGTAAATAATCATAAGCTCACAATTATTCGACGTCCAACTGCGGATGAAGAAGTTGTTGTAAGAGTTTATGCAAAAAAGTCAGAGGATGATATTATCAATGATCCATATTGCGGACCTTGGCTTCGTTCATACGCAACTGCTATGGCGAAATATATGCTAGGTGAAGCACGTGGAAAGTTTCCTTCGGGATTTCCTGGACCAACCGGTAATGTTATGCTCAATGGCACTGAACTGAAAAACGAAGCGAAAGTAGAAATAGATAAGTTAGAAAAAGAACTACTAAACATCGTTACAGGATCAGATGGATACGCCTTTGTGATAGGTTAACCAAAAAATTGCCCCTGCTAAGGTTCGCGGTATAACTACTGTTAGTCTTACAGGGGATTTTTATGATTGTTGGTATTTCAGGTTTTATTGGTTGTGGCAAAAGCACGGTTGCATCGTGGCTTACAGATAATCACAACTTTAGAAAAGATAGTTTTGCGACAAGTCTAAAGGATGCATGCGCAGCTATGTTCGATTGGCCCCGACACATGCTCGAGGGTGATACAAAAGAATCCCGCGAATGGAGAGAAGAAGTAGACGTTTGGTGGGCGCAGAAATTGGGTATCCCAAATTTCAGCCCGAGATATGCCCTCCAATTAATTGGTACTGATTCATTGCGTAATCATTTCAATGAAGGAATTTGGTTCTTAACACTTGAAAACAGAGTGCGTAAGAATCCTGCTCAGCACGTTGTTATCAGTGATGTCCGTTTTCCAAATGAATTTAAGTTCATTAAGGAACAGGGCGGCATTTTGCTGAAGGTAAATCGTGGTCCTGCGCCAGTCTGGTATGAAACTGCACTAATGGCAAACAGCGGTAACACCCTTGCAAAGGACATCATGACAAAAACTTATTCACAGGCACACTATAGTGAGTGGGCGTGGGTAGGTTCGAAATTCGATTTCGAGCTAAATAATGATGGCACATTAGATGATTTGAAATCTCAGGTCGAGAATGTAATAAAAACCATCCTATGATTGAAATTTAGGGGCAGCGTATTTTCAATACATTTATGACTCTTGGAGATAAATACTCATAACAAGAAGTAATTCTTCAAAGGAGTTAAAATAAATGGCTGTCCTAGTATCCCCTGGCGTAAGTATTTCTGTAATTGACCAAAGCATCAACGTTGGTGCAGGTCCAGGAACTGTGCCACTCATTTTCATTGCTACGCAAGAAAATAAAGCAGACCCTACAGACGCATCGGGTGCCACAATTGCGCCCGGCACAACTAAGGCGAATGCCGGTAAGGTTTGGTCTATTACTTCCCAACGTGATCTAGTTTCTACGTTCGGTGATCCGATTTTCTACAGTGTAAGCGGCACATCGCTTAACGGTTATCCACTAAACGAATATGGTTTGCTCGCAGCTTACTCCTATTTGGGTATCGCTAACCTCGCAAGAGTTGTTCGTTGCGACGTCAATACTGCTCAACTTGAAGCAACCTCTGTTGAACCAACAAGCCCAGCAGCAGCTGGAACTTACTGGTTGGATGAAACAACAGTCGGGACTTCGTGGGGCCTATTTAAGCGTTCCGGCACTTTCCCAAATGAAGTTTGGACTTCCGTTACACCAACTTTCGTTAACAATTACGCAACTGGCGGCTCGACACCTCCGGTTGGTGGTGTAAACGGCGATACAGCAGTTAATTTCTATACTGCTTCTGGTCAAATCGAGTATTGGGTAAACCTATCCGGTGTTTGGACAATTCTTGGAACTGGCACAACAACTTCTGGTGTAATTTTCAGCAATGTCTGGCCTGACCTAACAAATGTTTCGACAACAGAAAGTTTCTGGGTAAAGACTTCCGCAGCAGCTTCTGGAGCTAATTTCATCCTTCGTAGAATGGATGCTACATTGGGCACATTCTTGCTGGTTGAAAATCCAGTATTCACAGGTGCCAATTTTGCAGCAACTGATGCGGCTGCTGATGCATTCTATGCAACAGAAGCCCTTGGTTCGACTGGCCAGATTTATGTTTCTGCTCCGTCCGATACACACGTAATGGAAATTAGATATTCTACTGGTGCATCCGGTTCATGGGTGGCACTTGCAGGTGTTATTGGTCAAGCTTCTGTTCCAACAAATGGCCCAGCAAACGGCCAGATGTGGTTTAATGCAGAACTTGGTCTAGACGGCAATGGTCTTTCGACAGTTGACATTCTGGTAGCTGACGGTCAAGGTCACTGGGAAAATATTAACCTTCCTGGCTTCACATTGCCAGGTGCAGTTGGTAATCCTACACTATATGCACAGTCCGCTGACCCACGCGATAACGTTCCTGCTCCTACATTGGTACAGGGTGATATTTGGGTCGACACAGATGTTCGCCCATATCCAACAATTCGTCGCTGGAACGGAACTGCCTGGGTTGCAGTCGATAACACCGACCAAACAACTCCAAATGGCATTATCTTCCAAGATGCCCGTCCAAATCCACTTTTCAAGCTAGGTGGTACAGTTGGTACTGGTTCTAACAACGGTGGTGGTAACTACCCAGACCTAGACCCAGATGCTCCTGACTCGGATTTGTATCCAAAGGGATTCTTGCTATGGAACACACGTTATTCCACAAATAACGTTAAGGAATGGCAAGCCCCATATGTATTCGACGGCGTAACAGCTTCGGCAGATAACACAAATAACGGCTCTACAGGTCGTTGGGTTACACTTTCTGGCAATGACGCAGAAGGTCGTCCATACATGGGAGCAGCCGCTCAGCAAATCGTTATCGTTCGTGCTATCCAGGGTGTAATTAACTCTAACGAAGATATCCGTGCAGAAGATTTGTATTTTAACCTAATCTGCGCACCAGGTTATGTTGAAGCAATTGACGAAATGCTTGCATTGAACGACGACAGAAAGGATACAGCATTTGTTATCGGTGATACACCGTTTACACTTCAGGCCAATGGAACTGCATTGCAGAACTGGGCAACCAATCATAACAATGCATTAGGTAATGGCCCAGATGGTCTAATTTCCGCAAGCAAGTATGTTGGTGTTTACTACCCAAGCGCGTTGACATCGAATGTCGATGGAACTGACGTAGTTGTTCCACCGAGCCACATGGCATTGCGCACAATTGGTTACAACGACCAAGTCGCTTATCCTTGGTTCGCTCCAGCTGGTCTACAGCGCGGTGTGGTTAACAATGCAGCGACAGTCGGTTTTGTTGACACAACAGGTCAATTCGTTCCAGTTAAGTTGAACGAAGGTCAACGTGACATTCTTTACCAAAACGGCGTTAACCCAATCAGAGTTATGCCACAGGGTGGTATTGTTGTGTTCGGTCAAAAGACACGCCAGCCATACTCGAGTGCAACAGACCGTATCAACGTAGTTCGTCTAGAAAACTACTTGCGCTACCAGTTGAACAACTTGGCACAGCCATTCTTGTTTGAACCTAACGATACAACAACTCGTAAGGCAGTCAAGGATGCGTTTGATAGATTCCTATCGGAACTTATCACACTCCGCGCGTTGTACGACTTCTTGGTTGTTTGCGATTTGTCTAACAACACACCAGCTCGTATCGATAGAAACGAACTGTGGATTGACATTGCTATCCAACCAGTTAAGGCGATCGAATTCATTTACATTCCGATCAGAATCAAGAATACTGGTTCAAGCCTAACAGCTTAATCCAAGCTGATTAATTTTAATGCCGCTTTCGAGCGGCATTTTTTATGGATAAATATTCCATGAATCACGATTTGCGCAAATATATTCCGCTTGTGCGAAGTCAATATTCCCTGGGTTCATGCTCTGCCCAGGCTTGTTGTTTAGCAGCGGAAATGTTGCTATTTAAGGCACAAAAACAGACTTACCTGTCTGCAATGTTCCTCTATTACATGGCAAGAAAGAATCAGGGCAGAATCGGCAAATATGGGGTACCACTCCAATATGTGTTAAGGGCAATGGAACAATATGGAGTTCCGATTGAGGAATATTGGCCATAT